GTAAATGTCCAAACATCAGGTATTCTTAATGCCACCGCTGTAAGTATTGTGGTTCAATCTGCTACTGCTGTGTTAGTTGAATCCTTAGTATCAATAGCAGTACAAGCACCACAAGTATTATTAGGGCCAGTAATATCACCAAGTGGTTATCAACCTTTAGTAACTGAAGGTGGACATTTTAGTTTTGGTGTTCTTTGTGCATCATCATAGGAGTTTTTATGGAAGAATCAAAGTCAAAAAAGCTTATAAAACTTATGAAAAATGAACAGGGTGGTCCAGGACCGGGGCCAGGTCCAGGTGCAGGAAAAGGAATAGGGCCACAAGGAAGTGTGGCCACACTTGGACGTATACCACAGGGTTTTTTGACAAAGAGGAGGAAGAAAAGATTAGCAAAGGGGGAATGATATGGATTGGAAAAATAAAGAAGAAGTTAAACAGTATCAAAAACAATATCAACATAACTATAATGAAAGAAATAAAAAACAAATAGCGGAGCGTCATAAAAAATGGCATAAAATTAATTCTGAAAATTATAAGGAAAAGTATAAAAAAGTCATAAAAATTAATCATAAAAAATTATTTGATATCTGTTTATCCCATTATGGACAGAAATGTTCTAAATGTAGTAGAATTGAAGAACTTTGTATAGACCATATAAATGGTCAAAATAATGGTAAATATTTAAAAGGAACTAATCTTTGGAGATGGCTAATTAAAAATAATTTTCCTTCAGAGTTTAGAACTTTGTGTAGAATTTGTAATATTATAGATGGTTATCTGCGAAAAGCTCAATATAGTAATAATTTAAAAGGAATTGATGATTTATTTAATTTATTAGCAAAAGGGGGAAAATAATATGAGTTTATTACCCATAGATCAATGGGAAAGTATGACATTAAAGGCTTTGCTTGCTCCTTTAGCTGCTATTTTAGTTTCTGAGTTGGCCAAGCTTAATCTTGATGCTTCTCAACTTACTCAGCTTTTACAAGCCATTCAAACCAAAATAACTGCCACTGTAGGCTTGGTTGCCGCTACTGCTTCATTTATTACAGCTATGGAAGCCTCAGGGTTTTATATCATAGTTTTAGATCCTCAACCTGGTGGTTGGTCAAGCAGATTACAATCATATGGTGGAGCACCTCCTAATACAGGATATTCAGCAGGAATGGCTGTGATAGCTCAGGCTGCAAGTATTAGTCCTGTTCTTAATTCATATACGGCTTTATTGAAGGTTTTGACAAGTCCATTACCAATACCCGGAGTACCCGCTCTATAAGAGGATTTATGCCAGTAAAAGCCTTATATTCTGATCTTGATGAATCAAACATTTCGGCAACCTTGTTGTATGACATTGCCGATATTTATCAAGCCTTGGATAATCTCCTGAATACAATTCCAGGAGAAAGATTATTCCTTCCAGAGTATGGGACTGATTTAGAACAGTATTTATTTGATCCTTTAAATGATGCTACTGCTTTTGCCATTTTGGGGGAGGTAGTAAATGCTATAACTCGATGGGAACCAAGAGTGAGGGTAAATTTTGGACAAAGCACTGTAACCCCTAATTATAATCAAAAAAGATATGATCTTATTGTTTATTTTGATCTTGTGGGAATAGTTAATCAGCAATTCAATTATCAGGCGGGGGTGAGCAAGTGATTTGTAAAAAATGTAATATAGATAAATTATCAACAAATTTTTCTAAAAGTGGGAAATATTTTAATATTTGGTGTAAAGAATGTATGGTAATTTATAGTAAAGAACATTATAGAAAAAATAAGGAAAAAATTATAGCTTATCAGAAAAGCTACCAGGATGATAATAAAGAAAAATTGTGCAAATATAGAAAACAATATCGTAAAGATAATAAAGATAAATTACGTGAAGATTGGAGACAATATAGAAAAAATCGTTGCCAAGTAGATACATCATTTAAGATATTAAAAAATTTACGTATTAGTTTACACCACTCATTAAAGAACAATCAGAAATCGGGGCATACATTAGAATTACTTGGTTGTTCTATTAATAATTTAAAGGCACATTTAGAAAGAAAATTTCTTCCAGGAATGAATTGGAAAAATTGGGGTAAAGGAAAGGATAAATGGAATATTGATCATATAAGACCCTGTTCTTCTTTTAATTTATCTCTCCCTGAAGAACAAGCAAAATGTTTTAATTACATAAATTTACAACCATTGTGGGAAGAAGATAACCATAAGAAAAGTAATAAATATTAGGAGTGACTATGGGAAATATTATCCAACAAAGTTCTGTTTCACCAGAAGCCATAAAAGCCGATCTGGATGCTTTTATAAAATCAAAACCACCAGAATTAAGGTGGTTGGATTTTTTTGAAAGTGGTCCAGGGACTATAGTAGAAGAGTTAATAGCGGGTTTAGGATCTTTTAAATCCTACCAGGATTTAGCTGATAGAATTGAATCAACCCTTGATTTTGCTCGTTTGCTGAGTTCTGTTTATGAATTAGCATTTAACCGTGGATATTTGGTTCCCCCTGCTGAAGCCGCTCAAATAACTCTTTACATTATTCCTAATGTTACTATTTCTGTAACAGAAGCGGAATTGGTAGGGACAATAGGAAATTATAATCTTTATTCCCTAGAAAGTAAGACCATGCCCGTAGGGGTTCCTGTGTCTTTACAGACTGTGGTTGGGTACATAGATGCCCCTGAAGATTGGATTGTATCAGTTACCAGTACGCAACCATTCTCTACAATTGTAGTGGACTTAACTGCAAAGAATGTAGCTAGACAACTTGAAAGACTTATGAGTGGGTCTAGTGTAATAACTCTGGTTGATGATATTATATCTCCTGGAGGAAGCCAAAGAGTTATCCCCTTGGATACTATAATTGGTCTTACTGATCCTCAGATATTGACCATGATTCATAGTCTTATTGCTGCAGGTTCACCTAATCCTGATATTTATGTTCTTAGGAGAGCTAGACCAAATCAGGTTAGGATTTATTTGGGTAATGGTACTCTTGGGTTTTATGACCCCAGTGTTACCGAATTGGAATACAGAAGATTAACTTTTGATGACAACGTGAACAATATTTTGGGGGATACCCCTGCTTTATCCATTGATGCTAATATAGCTTCTGTAAATGTGGATAATAGTGCCGCTCCTCTCCCCACTACTGAGAGCGTCCGGGGAACATCAAGATACTTTCCTGTGGATGGAAGGGTGGTCCAGGATGGTGATTATGGTAGAGTTATTATGAAATACTATTCAGCATTTCTCTATGATGCCTTTGCCAAATACTTGGATTGGGATATAGATATGCCTGATTTGAAAGCACTCTTTTCAGACATTAATACATCTACTAATATAGTTACTATTGTTGCTCATGGGTTAGTTGAAAATCAACCAGTTAGGTATCAGGCTACTGCTAATCCTGTTGGGGGTTTAACTGTAAATACAATCTATTATGTGGTAAATGTTACTACTGATACTTTCCAGGTTTCTTCTACCCCAGCCGGTTCAGCTATTCATTTTACTTCTCAAGGAACAGGCTATGCTGTTTTTGCTAATCCTGAGGTTGAAATAGTTAAACTCTTGGTTAATCCTTCTTTTACTCCAAGTATTTTATCTCAAATCCAGAGTTTGATAAATAGCAGAATGGCTCAGGGAATTAGGGTAGAATATGATCAAATTCCAACTACTGTTGGAAAAACTCTTTCCGCTACTTTTGTTACTCTTCCTGGACAATTGACAGATCCACTTAGGAGTCAAGCGGAAATTTTCTTATCTTCTCTGACAAACAAGTTTGCTATAAACTATACTATTGTATCTACAGGGATACAGGCTGTTCCTACCCCGCCCCCTGTTTATACGTTAGTGAGTTTGTGTGTCGAACTTTCTGCTCAATTAGGAATAGCGGTTCTCCCAGGTGATTCCAATTTTGTAACCTTAGCCCCTGGAGAGTTTATACAAGATCCAATAATCGTGACTTGGACAGTTCAATCATAAAATTAGGAGGTAGTTATGTCTAATCAGTTGTATGGAAAAGCAAGAGAAAAATTCCTTGGAACCAATGGTGTTAATAGTATTGACTGGCTTGCGGATGAAATCCGGGCTATGTTGGTTGATATAACCCAATATACTGTAAACATCAATGTGGACGAATTTTTAAGTGATGTTCCTGCACTTGCTCAAGTAACCCCTGTAGCTGGATGCCCTATTTTGGGGGTTAAGACTGCCACGTTAGGGGTAGCAAATGCTTCTGGGGCTACATTTGGGTCTGTTAGTGGGGCTAATTGTGGGGCTTTACTTCTCTTTAAAAATACAGGGAATCAAACCACTTCCCCCTTGATTGCCTATATTGACACGGCTACTGGATTGCCTGTAGCACCAAATGGTGGGCCTGTAGCAATACAATGGGATACAGGAACTAACAAAGTATTCAAATTATAAGATTGCTGAGGTATAATATATGCCAGCACTTCAGACTATTGACCTCAGTGGCCAAGGAATAGGGTCAGAAGAGTTTGTTTCATCAGGCTCAACTTTGACTCAGATTCTTAGGATATCAGGTATTCCTTCAGAAACAGCTTTTGGTTCTGACACCTTGACTTATGACCAGACTATCCAAATTTTAGGAATACCTTCTGCTGAAGCTATTGGTAGAGTGGTAATAGTCCCTGGTTTATCAATTATAAACCTTGTAGGGGAGGGGATTCCTTCTGAAGAGGCTTTTGGGACCCCCTCATTACCTCAAGCAATTCTTTTAACTGGAATACCCTCTGAAGAGGCTTTTGGGACCCCGTATATTCAAGGTATCCCGGCCAACTGGAGTTTAAAATATCTACCTCCTCATAACCAAGTGCAAAGTTTGTATGACGATTTGATTTGCCCTTGTATAGATTTTGTGATGCTCCAGGATTTTGTTGCTTTTAGACCTGTGGTTGATCAAGATATACTTCAACAGGCACGTGCGCTTCTTGTTGCTGGTGACAATGAGGCCCTTTTAGCCTACTTCAGATCTTTGATTAAGCCTATTGTAGGAACTTATAGGGTAATCAAGCTTGTAATAAGCTTTATGGGATTTGGAGATCAGACTATTTTGTATTGGTATCAGTATTTTAATCCAAGTTCAATTCCTAGTTCTCTTAATCCTTGTGGGGGAAATGTAGTTTTACCTGCGGGGATAAAAGGAAATGATTTTTATTTTAAAGTTGTTGCTGGAGTAATAGTAGGTTCTACTTTTGGCCCTATAAAAGCGGATAATCCGGCCAATGCCCAAGCTCTTATGCAAAATTTGAGTAATAACTATGACTTATTAACAAACTTTATAATTCAGTATAAGAATGAACGAAGCACTCTTGAAGCTCTTAAACTTGCCATTACATATTATATTGGTGGCCCTTATTATGGGGTTGGAATATTCCCTGGAGAAAAAATTGAGATATATGATCCTACTATTAGTGGACAAACTGCTTTGGATGAGCGGGGATCTGTCTGGCTGATTCCTAATACTTTCCCTTGTGGCATATAAGAAGGAATTAAGATGGCAAATGTATTTTATTCCAATGGAATTTATGGAATAATCCATAATACAATTAATTGGATTTCTGATACAATTAAAGTAGTCTTAATTGATATTTCTAATTATACCTTAGATCAGATCTATGATCAATATCTTTCAACAATTCCCTCAAATGCTAAAATAGCTATTTCTTCAGCACTTACAGGAAAAAGTCTAACCAGTAATATTGCTAATGCTGATAAAATTATTTTACCTTCTGTGACAGGATCTATTGGAGCTATTGTCTTATTTAAGGATACAGGGAATCCAGCTACTTCTCCTCTAATTCTTTATATAGATACTTCTATAGGATTACCAACTATAAGAAATAATCAAGACTTTACAATTACATGGGATAAAGGAGCAAACAAAATATTCTCTTATGATCCACAAACTGTCGCTTTACTTCATTTTGATGGAATAATTAGTGGAGTTTATACATATCCTTTAGATGAGTCTGGAAATGTTTGGTTTAATGGGGCTCTTGCAGGTAATATTTCTTTATCTTCAGTTTGGAAAGCCTTTGGTCCTACGTCTGGACATTTTATAGGGGGATCTGCTGGAATTAGTATTTCTGACGATTCCAATTGGAGTTTTGCAACTAATCCGTTTACAATAGATTTTTGGTTTAAAACTACACAATCTCCTACTCAAATTTTTCTGGTTTATAAAGGAACTAATATAGGAACAAATGTAAACTTTTGGTTCCGTATTAATAATGGTAAGCTTGATTTTATTCCTGATTATAATGCTAATAGATTATTACATTTATTAACTTCTATTAATACTATTAATGATGGAAATCCTCATCATGGAGCTATAGTAAGAAATGGAGATACTTTCACTCTTTATGTAGATGGAATATCTCAACAATCTGTAACTTTAGCTGGATTTAATATGTACCAAACATCGGATACTCTTACAATAGGATCTTTAGCAGCAGGTGGTGTTTATGTTGGATATTTAGATGAATTTAGAATAAGCAAAGGAATTGCTAGATGGACATCTAATTTTACTCCTCCAACAAGTGCTTATAGCCCTCATATAATTGGTATACCAAATAATTTTCTACCTTTTTCTTTCCCTTTTCTTAATTTTTCTTGTTCTCATCCCATTCCTATTACTGCTATTATAGTAACTTCTGTTAGTCCAGGTAGTGGTGCTTTAGCAGGAGGATATCCAGCTAACATCTATGGAAGTAATTTTAATAATTTGAATTCACTAACTACTGTTAAATTTGGTGGAATTCCGGCAACTAATGTATCTTTAATAAATTCTGGACAAATATCTTGCACTGTTCCACCAGGGTTAATTCCTAATTCCTATGTAGATGTAACTGTTCAATGTGGTTTTAATAGTAAGACTTTATATAATGGGTTCACTTATACCCCATAAATTTAAGGAGTAAATTATGCCTACTCAATTTTTTGCAGTTATAACGGCAGCGGGTCTTGCGGAATTGGCTGCTGCGGTATCTGGTAGCTACTTACTTAATTTCTCTGAAATTAGGGTGGGGGATGGAAATGGTGCTTACCATAATCCTGGAGGAAGTATTACCCATTTTGCCAGTAACGGACTTGGAGGAACTAGAGTTACTTCTCCTGGACATGACCTTGTAAATGGGGAATCAATTGATATTAGTGGGACTTCACACTATGATTCTCTTCCGCTACACTTTACAGTTTCAAATGCCAATATAGGTGCAGGGACTTTTGATATTAATATAGCATTTACTGTAGATGATGCTATAGGCCAATGGAATCGACTTGATTTAGTTCATCAAGTATGGCCAGTCTCAGGGGCGGGTGGCCCAATTAATGCTGTTTATGTGCATCCTGATCATGCCAATTGGCTTGTTATTGAAGGGTACATTCCAGCGGCTGAAGGTGGATTTACTGTTCGTGAGGTGGCTTTAATTAGTCCTGGAATATCCGGGGATGTTGTGTTTTCTGTTGGTATAGTTCCTGTGTCTGAAAAGCCTATTATTACTGATGGGTCTGTTAAAGATCTTTATTTTAGGATGATTTTGGTGACTTCTAATGTGAGTTCTATAACTTTGGTAACAGACCCCAATGTTGTTTTGGCTTCTCAAACTTATGTCCAATTATTTGCTAAATGGGCTTCTGAAACAGAAAGACTCATAACAGGAGTTACTTTTGAAGCCCCTGTAACTCAGGGGGATGCTGTTTATTACAATCCATCAACTAATAAATTTGGACAGGCTATTGCTGATGGAACAATCAAACAAAGAGTTCTTGGTTTTGCTGATATATCCCATTGTTGCGTTATTAGGGGTGGATATTTCCCATGGCCAAGTCCTGTATTGACCCCTGGTTCTGTTTATTATCTGTCAACAACTGTCTTGGGTGGTATTACTATTACTCCTCCGACTAGATATACTGTAGAGATGGGTGTTGCCCTTTCTACCAGTGTTATGGACGTTATGGTGGATGATATCCTGAGTGCTTATGAAGATAGGGCTATGACTTTTGATAGTTTGGGGGATGTGGGATTCCTACGTAGCATTACTGCCGCTTTTGATATTTCTGCAGGAAATAATATTATCGCAGGGGCTTTAGTACAATCTCCTAATGTAAATGTTCTAAATCAATTGGGAGTAGGATCTGCAGGTGGGTTTCCCTCACTTTTGGTTGATAATGAAGGGGATATTTATGTTAATGGAGGTGCGGATAATATTTGGAAACTTTTCTATGAAGGAACTACAGTAATTTATATAGGTCCAACAAAGGATGTTTATATTTATGAGGCTGGTAGTTTAAGATCTTTTAGTGTAACTTCAGTTGTTAATGCTATTCCAATAGGTAATTCTTCAGGTAAAATTGATCCAAGTTGGTTTCCAAGTGGCTCTACTACTCCTTATCCGAATGCTGTAGCTGGAACATCCGCATTTGTAGCTGATACTGGATTTGTATCTCCAGCAATAGGAGATGGTGGTGGATTTGAGGCAATTTATGCTCCAATGATATATATACCCGCTAATGCTGTTTGGTTAAATATATATGGTACTTTACAATCTAATGGTGCTTCCCAACCTGTTGCTGTAGCATGTGCTTCTGTGGGGGGAACATTGGGTTCCGCAGGGAGTAGGATTGCAGAGAGTCAAGTAGTTTCAATTAATGATATAGACCCATCTCATGTATACCCCTTTACATTGAGAATTAATTGTACCGGAATAACTCCAGGACCATACCTTTTAGCTGTTGGAACTAGAGGTGGTGGAGTATCACCTTGGGTTCCACTTTTTGGTATTAGTTTACCTTATTGGAATCCAACTTAGTTTTTTTGAAGAAAAGGTGTAATAGTAAAGGGGCTTTGGTGTTATTATATAGAGTAGGATTTCAAAATAAAAAAATAAGAGGGGGGGTTTTATGCAGATTGTGAAAGTAAATTTGGGGGAAAATCACTTTATAAATATGTCAGGGGATTGGCATAAAGGGACAAAACTTCATGATGCTGGGGCCGTTGAACAAACAATTGAGGATACTTTACAGCCTGATACCTTTTTTGTTGGCATGGGGGATTTAGTAGAGGCCATTACCGTAGATGATAAGCGGTATGAAAGCAAACTTCATAAAAAGACTGTAATTGAACAGTATGATGACGTTGAGGAGATTGTCAAAAGAGTAAAAAGCAAAACAATTCTACACCTTATGGGGAACCATGATTGGACTCTAAGCCGTAGATATGGGGATATGGTTGAATCCATGTGCAAGAGTCTGAAGGTAAAATATGGGGATTATTCCTCAGTAATTTGCGTTTACGCAGATCCAGGTTATCCCATTTCCCCACGTGATAACAAAGACTTAGAGCTTGAATACCTACTGTATAAAATTTATGTCAATCATGGGTTTGGTTCCATTCAATCCAGGATTGATTCCACAAGTGAGCGGAAACATAGTGTAGATAGGTCCCTAAGACGAAAATTGTTCATGAAATTCGATGATTACAGGGTTATGGCTATGGGGCATTGCTTTTCAGAGGATACAGAGGCTTTAACTTTAGAAGGATGGAAGAATTATCAAAATTTAAATATTGGGGATAAGATTTTGACTTTTAATATGGAAACTTCCCAATCAGAGTGGCAACCAATAGAAAATAAATATGTTTATCAGGATAAATTTGATAATATGCTCTTTTGTGAAAACAGAGTAATAGATTTTGGAATTACTCATGACCATAGGGTAATTTTTAAAACTACTGGAAAAAATTGGAAAGAGGATATAGCTAAAAATGTATTGAAATATTCTCAAATTGCTATCCCAGTTGCTGCTCCTTCTGGCCTTCCCGAATATCAGTTATCAGATGACAAAATTAGTCTATTAGGTTGGTTAGTCTCTGAAGGTCATTTTAGAGAAAACGGAGCAGTTCAATTATTTCAATCTTGGTCTAAAAAAGATAAAATTGAAGGAATTTTACAATCTCTTGGGATTAAATACTCTTTATATAGAAGAAAATTTGAAGGAAAAGAATTTTTTGATCCAAAAATGGGTAAATACTATAAAACTAAAGAAGATTGTGCAACTTTTTATATTACTATTGAAGATTCTAAGCCCATTATTGATTTAATTCAAGAAAAAAATATTCCATCTTTTGCTTTTAAATTTTCAGATAGACAGTTTCTTGTTTTATTAAAATCCTTAATAGCAGGGGATGGAGAATGGCAAAATGAAGAAAGATCAGGATCTTATTATACAGGGGATAAATCCTTGGCTGATAATCTTCAAGCTCTTAGTATAAGTCATGGTTGGAGAGCCAATGTAAAAAAACATAAAGAAGGTTGGAGGGTTTTGTTATGTAATAAACCTAATGTCCATATTTTTAGTAAAAATTCTCATATTCCTAAAAATCCTTGGAAAGAAGATAAAGCAACTAAAACTGTCTGGTGTGTGACTGTACCTAATTCCACTTTATTTGTTAGAAGAAATGGAAAAGTTTGCGTATTGGGAAATACCCATCGACTGGTCATTATCCCCCCCTCTGATTCTCTTGGCCTCCATGTGGATCAGGATGGGGCAAAGGGTAAAGAAATTCATTCTCATTACGCAGGATTGGCCATAAGTGAGAATGGTTATATCCCTCCTGAAGGCCGGTGGTATGTGAATACAGGTGGCTACCTCAGGATGTACGGGGAAGGGGTAACTGGGTACTCTGAAGTGCGCGGTTATGATCCTTTAGAGATTGGATATGCTAGAATAATTTGTGAAGATGGAGAAATAACAAATATTAAAAGAGTGGTCTTAGGATAAAGTATTAATATGCCTTATAAAGATTCTTTGAAGGCTAAAGAATGTAAACGTAAGCATTATGAAAATAATAAAGAAGTTTATAAAGATAGAACCAAAAAATGGAGAGAGAATAACTTAGAAGCTCATAGAGCTTCTAATAGAAAATGGTTAGAAAATAACAAGGAATACAATAATGATTACTATGAAAATAACAAGAAACATATTAAAGAGTTACATGATAAGTGGGAGGAAGAAAATAAAGAACTCATGAAAGAATATAAATCCAAGTGGGAAAAAGACAATAAAGAACAAGTATCTAGAAGTAATAAAATTCGTTATGAAAAATATAAAAATTTGGTGTTTGATCATTATGGCCATAAATGCTCTTGTCCAGAATGTGGTGAGGCCCATTTTGAATTTTTAACCATAGATCATATTGACGGTGGGGGGCGTAAACATAGAAAAGATTTAAAAATAGGAAATTTATATAGGTGGCTGGTTAAAAACAACTTCCCATTAGGATTCAGAACTCTCTGTATGAATTGTAATTTTTCCATTGGTCTTTACGGATATTGTCCACATCAATTAGAAAAGGAATAAAGTGGGAATAATTCAGTGGTTAGAACTAATAAGTGCATTTATGGTGCCTTTGGCTACCTTTTTTCTTATGGTTCCCCGCAGGGTTGGTTTTTGGATTCTCAACGTAGCCAATATTTTATGCGCTGTAGTATTTATTGACAAACATCTATGGTTCTATCTTGGACAAATAATTTTCTTATTTGTATTAAACTTTATTAGTATTTACAGGTGGAAAAATAGAAAAATTGGGTAGGAAAGGGGAGTTAATGATTTGTAAAAAATGTAATGTAGATAAGCCATTTACAAAAGAATATTTTAGAGAATTTGATAATGGAGATGGTAAAAGATTAAGAAAAACTTGTAAGGAGTGTTATGACAAGCAAGCAAAGATTTGGTTAGAAAATAATAAAGAAAGAAGTAAAAAAATAAGGGAAATATGGGAAGAAAAAAATAGAACCCATGTAAAAGAAAAACACAAACAATGGGTTGCAAATAATAAAGATCATGTAAAAGAAACTATTAAAAACTGGTATAAAAATAATAAGGAGCACTGTAGAGAATATATTAAAAATTGGGAAGAGAAAAATAAAGAACAAGTTGTACAAAGGTGTAAAATTCGTTATGACAAACAAAAAAATATAGTGTTTGATCATTATGGTCGTAAATGCTCTTGTCCAGGGTGTAACGAAGATCATTTTGAGTTCTTAACTATAGATCATATTAATGGTGGAGGACATAAACATAGAAAAACTTTAACTATTAATTTTTACCATTGGCTTATAAAAAATAATTTTCCTCTTGAATATAGAACTCTTTGTATGAATTGTAATTTTTCATTAGGTAGACTTGGATATTGTCCACATGGAATTGAAAAAAAGAAGGAGGTATAAATGGCAAAAGTGGGGATCATAGGAAGTACAACATACTATTCTAAAATGATAGAACATAAAGCTGAATTAAAAAAAAATGGTTATGAAGTAAAATTAGCAATGTTTGATGGACTCCCCCCAGAGACTCCTAATGTAGAGCTTTTGATTAACACCTATAATTTAAACCTGATTAAGTGGTCTGATATAGTTCACGTTTTTTATGATGGTAGATCAGCCTATGCACTTTTTGATTTTGGAATTTGTTTTGCTTTAAATAAACCTATAAAGATTATCCATCTTGAGACTAAAACAGTGGGAAATTTTCTTAGGCAATATGAAAAAGAATGTGAGAATCAATTAAAGGATTTTCCTGATGAAAAGGAGTAGAATATGGCATATGAAGAAATAAAATGCTGCCGATGTAAGGAAACCATTGTCGGTTATAAAGATGGAGAAATTACTGAAGGGTATTTTGACATGTCTGATCCTGAATGGGCTGAATATTGTAATCCAGGAGAAGATTTTGTTTGTAATGCATGTATGGAAAAGGATGAAAGGTATTTAAAAGACTATCCAGAAGGAGGGCCACATGTCTGAAGAATTAAAATTTACAAAAGAAGAGGTTGTAAAGGAATTACAGAAAATCAGGAAAAGTAAGTTCAACATATTTTCTTGGTTTGAAGCTAAGAGACTTTCATTTTGGACTCTCTTAGCTGCTTTGGTACTGATTCCTGATAAGAGTTCTATGACAGTATTATTTGCCATTGGAATTGTTTCTCTTTGTACTATTATGGCTCACTTGGTTAGGAAAACGCTATTTCCTTACCTTGATTTTCGTGAGCTATGTGAATCCGCTGCGAAAGATCCTCAGGCATCGGCCAAAATAGTTATGTCATTGGTATTTCTCAATGCTGTGATTATTTGGGCTGTTATATCTTTGCTCCGGTAAAAATACAAAATAAAAGATAGAGGTAAGACATGATTTCATGGATTTTTTTGATAATAGGAATTATTACTCAAATTGCAGCTATCCCTTTTGCTTATAGAGTATTTAGGTTAACTCCTTTTAAATTAGCCAAAGATTCTTGGTCTTCTGGATGGTTAGTCTTTATGATTATAGAGGCGACTATTGCTGTTAGAAGGATATTATACGTATACTCTTTTGAAGGTTGTACTATGCCTACTAACTTTTTTACTTTATCAGAAAACCTTTTGACTCTTGTTATAACAAGTGGTTTGCTTTTGTTCTCTTACATCAAGTATAACTTCTTTAAAAGTCAGAAACTTTTATAGATTGGAGATATTATGCCTGTTCCTACACTTAATGAAGGATTCACTCTTAACGTAAACTTTGTTTTGGCTGCTGCTGCCTTATTCATAAGTGCTATTAATTTTCTGTGGGATAGGGTTAGGCTGGAACATCGTATCACGAAGGTAGAGACTATGTTGGAAATTTACTTCAAATCAATGACGGAGGATGCAACTCATGTAGTTAAACATGAGACTCAAACAAGAAAAGATGATTTGGTTGATAAGGGAATTAGGAATCTCACTAATGATGAACTTGAAGAGCTACATGGAATTCTTGTTATGGAAATGCCTTTATTAAGAAAGAGAGAAGATGAGAAGCTTCCAGGCTTTGCCGTAACCAAGGCCATGATTGAGATAGAACAATTCAAGAGACTATATCCACCCACTAAAGGTTGGCTTGAAGGGTTTTTGGGAATTTTTAGAATAAAAAAAGTAAAAATTGTTCTTCATAGGGATGTGGTAGGAATTGTTCCAATACACCCTAGAGGTCCTTTCCCAAGTATAATAAATGGAAGTATTGAAGATAAAAATAAAGATTTCTCCAGGAATGCAACCAGAGATTCCGTTAGAGATCCAGTAAGAGATACAATGAGGGATGGAATTAGGGATGAAGTTAGAGATAGAACCAGAGATCAGGTTAGAGATAGGGATAGGGATAGGGATGAGACTAAAGACAAAAAGACACCTGATTAATTATCTTAAATTTTTCCTATTGTGGTGGTTTATTTACTTCACTTTTACCATAACTGCTGGAATTATTAATGATTGTTATGGAGATACCTACAAAATAGGGTCTAAAGGTGCTGAGGTAGGACAGATCCAGACGCAGTTAAAGGCCCTTGGATACCAAGTAGAGGTAGATAACGTGTTTGGGCCTGAATTAGACACTACTGTGAAGCAATTTCAAAAGGGTAAAGGGCTTGATCCTGATGGGGTGGTGGGGCCGGGAACTTGGCTTATCCTTTTCGGTAAGCCACAAGATGTGTCAATTCCCCCAAGGGCTCAGGAATATCTCCCCGTTTTGAAAGAAAATATTTTGGATGTTTGGCCAGATATGCCAATAAAATCAACTACAGGTGGTCAAGTTGAGCAGGAAACATGCCCTTCTTTACATTCTTCTGAGTGTTGGAATCCTCATGCCGAATTAAAGACCTCAAGAGAGTATGGTTTTGGATTGGGGCAGATAACTGCCGCTTATGATTCCCAAGGTAAGGTAATCTTTGATAATTTTAAATGGGCTGTTTCCCTGGACCAAAAGTTAAAGTCCTGGAAGTATGAGGATAGATACAACGCCGAATATCAACTTAGGGCTTTGATTCGTTTTGACCAATTGTACTGGAGAGGGGTTACGTGGGCTAAGGATGACCTAAACCATTGGGCTTTTACCCTTTCGTCCTATAATGGGGGAGATGGTGGGGTCCGTAATGATCGAAAGCTTTGTCAAAGTCAAGGTGGAGATTGTGATAATTGGTTTGGGGATAACGGAGTGGCTAAGTATTCCTGGAAATCGAAGATTAAAATACAGGGATATGGAGATTCATTCTATAGCATCAACCGATCATATGTCACTAACGTCCTTATGATGAGAAGACAAAAATATATTTCCTCTCTTGAATAGGTTCCCCGCTTGCCTAAAGTCCTGGATTATCTCCGAATTCAGGCACCCTCCTTCCAACAGGGCAAGCGGGGATTTTTTATCTTCCTTTCGCTTTTAATCTCTTCTCATATTGTTCAGCTTTGAATATTTCCCATTCATCCTTAAGTCCACTAATTTCAATGAAATTTATTGCATCCATGAGTTGATCAGTGGTTTCTTCTAAATT